TGCGATAGCTCTGCTTCTGCACGCATGGCCAAACGCCGCACCCCCCTGGCAGCAGTCACCGCCCCGACCGAGACCACGCTGGAGGCCCTGCTGCAGGACCCCGCGAACGCCCGGCGCCGCACCCAGCGCAGCACCGGGATGATCGAGCGCTCGCTGCGCGAGTTCGGCGCCGCCCGCTCCCTGGTGGTGGATGAGAACGGCGTGATCCTTGCCGGCAACGGCACCGCCGAGGCGGCCGCCGCCATCGGCATCGACAAGGTGTTGGTGGTCCCGGCCGATGGCCGCACCCTGGTGGCCGTGCAGCGCACAGATCTTTCCCCAGCACAAAAGGCGGAATATGGGGTGGCGGACAACCGCTCAAGTGACACCTCGGAGTTCAACGGCGCGGCGCTGGCGGCCCTGCTGGAGGGCCATGCGGAGCTGGACCTGAGCCCGTGGTTCACCGAGGACGAGTTCAAGGCCCTGGTCGACGGGATCGATGAGATGCCCGATCCACCAGCGCCCCCGGAGACTTCCCCGGGCCTGACGGTCCAGCTGGTGTTTCCTGACCAGGAGGCCCTGGTGGAGTTCCAGCAGCTGATGGGCCGCCTGGCGGAGGCGCTGCCGGAGGAGGAGAGCACCGAAGCCCGCCTGGCCCGCGCTGCGGAGGCCCTACTGGCCCACATGGGCCGCTGAGCCGTGGCAGCCACCGCCTACCTGCCTGCTCCGCCCGCCGCTCCCCCACGTGCTCGCCGCGGCAGCGACATGAGCCTGAAGGAGCATGCCCGGATCTATGCCCTTCACCAGCAGGGCGTCTCAGCCCGTGCAATCGCGGACGAGCTGGGGCGGAGCCTTAGCTGCATCTACGCAAGCCTCGCCGATTCCCGCCGGAGCCGTGGGGAGGTGCTTAGGTTCCGGTGCTTCACCAACCACCTCCAGGCCGGTGGAGATGGGATCGTCACCCAGAAGCCCCGGCTCCCGGTGGCGGTGGTGGTGCACCGCTACTTGGCCGAGGAGAGCATCGAGGCCCTGGCCAGCAGCTATGAGGTGAGCCGTGCGGCGATTCGCAGCCTGCTGGTGACGGCCGGCGTCACCATCCGGGCGCAGAGGCGCAGCGTCACCGACGGCCACCGGCAGTGGACTCCGGAGGAGAGCTCCACCTGCCTGCGGTTGCGGGCGCTGGGCCATGATGCCTCCGTCATCGGGCAGATGATCAATCGCAGCACCCTGGCGGTGCGCTCCTGGCTGCAGGAGCACGATCGCCCCAACAATTCGGCCCGGACGGTCGAGCGGGCCCGCCGCCGCCGCGGTGAGCTCCTGCCGGAGGAAATGCCATCAGATGAGCTGCTCGAGCAGCTGCGCAAGGGCTGGATTGAGGGCCAGACCGTTGCCGCCATGGCCCGGGAGTTCGCCATCCCATCCGCCATCGTTTCCGGTGCCCTGAAGCGATCTGGGATCCCCGTGAAACGGGGCCCCAACCCCAACCGCCTGCGCCAGGCCGCGGCCGCCCTGCCACCTCGCGGGATGCCGCTGTTACAGGTTCCTAACCTTTGAGCAGGAGGAACCCCGGGGTGGCGAAAAAGAAAGCCGGGGCCAGCCCAAAGCCTGCGCGAGATCGAACCCTCTCCAGGGCGGCAGAGCGCAACTACCGGGTGCATGCCCTGCTGGGCATGGCGGTGAGGCAGGGCTTCGGGCCGAAGGATTTGCTGGACGTTGCTATTCGGGGCTGGCGGGTCAGCCCTGCCGTTGCCTCGAAGCTGGTCGGCGAGGCCTATGAACTGGCGATCACCAGCACCAGCCTCTACGACAAGCTGCGCCTGTCTTCCATCCAGCTCTGCCGGATGGAAGACCTCCTGAAGAAGGCCATGGCCAGCAAGCAGCTGGGCGTTGCCCTGGCGACGAACCGCGAGATCAACCAGCTGATCCTCACCATCGAGAAGTTCGAGAAGGCGCTGGAAGAGGCCGGCGACGGCGGCGCTGGGGCTGAACCGCTGAGCCCAGAGGAGCAGGAGGCCGAGGACCGGGCCGGTGACTTCTGATGATGGACTGGGACGACGAGGCCTGGGCTGAGTACGACGCCCAGCTCCGCAGCCAGACCTCCTGTTACAGCTGGCCCCGGACCGGTCCCGCCGGGCTGCACATCCCCCGGAAGCAGGCGGTTCTTCGCCCCCTGCTGCAGTACGCCCCCCGCCGGGGGATCTTCACCCAGGCCCAAGCGGTTCAGCCATGGGACCAGCTCCCGAAGCGCTGGCCTGAGTTTGCCGCCCGCACTTTCATTGCCTCCCAGGGGAAGTTCCTCCCCTTCCTGGCCTGGGACTACCAGCTGGACCTGGTCCGCACGATCCGGGCCTACCAGAACACATACGTGCTCAAGAGCCGGCAAACCGGCGTAAGCGAGACGATCATTTCCTACATGCTCCAGCAGGCCATCCAGCGGCCTGCCTGGACGGGGATCGTCTTCTCCAAAACCGGGGAGGACGCCTCCGAGCTGGCGGCACGGATCAAGGGCCAGGCCGCCTCCCTGGGCCGCTACTGCCCGCCACTTCCGAAAGACTCCGCTAGAAAAATCCAGTTCCAGGGCCGCGGCAGCCTCCACTTTCTGCCGCCCACCGAACGGGCCGCCCGGGGCATCCCCTCAGCCTCGATGCTGTTCTTCGATGAGGGCGGCTACATCGAGAAGCTCGCGGGCATCGAGACCGGCGCAATGCCGACTCTGAAGATGCTCGGCAGCAGGGCCCGTGCCGTCTGGGCTACCACACCGAACGGCCGGAGCGGCCGCTTCCATGAGCACTGGAGCACGGACCACGGCGAGGTGCAGATGGGGGAGGCCACCGTCAACGGCATCCCCACCCTGCAGTGCAGCCCTGATCGTGAGTTCGCCAAGGTGGCGATTCACTGGTCCCAACACCCGATCTATGCCCAGGATCCGAACTTCGCCGAGAACACCCGTCGGGCGCAACAGCTCACTGAGCAGCGCTACCGGCAGGAGTTCGAGCTCGACTTCGCCGCCACCGACGCTGAGGTCTATCCCCACGACCTGATCGAAGCGGCCGAGGCCATCGGCGGCCTGCAGCTGTCCACCAGGGGCCACTCCTACGTGCTCGGCATCGACCCCAACGGCTCCGGAGACGACGAATGGGTCACCACCGTGCTCGACATCACCTCCAACCCCTGGCAGGTGGTGGCCCGTTTCAACGACGCCCGGCGCAGCCGGGACTACGGCCTGCAGCGCACCGCCCGCCTGATCGACGAGTACAGCCCCGAGATGGTGGCGATCGAGAACAACGGCGTCGGGGCCAACGTGGGGGAGGCCCTGTCGATCCTCCGGCCCGGGGTGCCGATCGAGGAGTTTGCCACCTCCAAGCCCTCCAAGATCCGCATGACCGATCGGGTGCTGCTGCTGCTTGAGCAGGGCGAGCTGGGGATCCCCCCGGACGACATCTTTGGCAAGCAAATGCGCACCTTCCGCCAAGGGGCCGACGGCACCCGCGAGGCCGCGGCCGGCTGCCACGACGACGCAGTGATGTCGCTGGCTGCAGCTTGTGAAGCCGGCGCCCGAACGCGGCCGATGATGGCCGAATGGGTCAAGATGGTGTGAACCCAGAACATCAGTACCTGATGATGCCCCTCTTCCGCTCCACAGACTGCGCTGAACCCCTCTCCCCTCGCGCCCAGAAAGTGCTTGATGCCATGGGCCGGAGTTACGACCATGAGGAGACTCGACGTGCCCTGGCCGCGGCCGTCATCCGCGCCCTGGTCGAAGAATGCGCCTACACCGCCCGCTACCACCCCGAGAACAGCGAGCTCAACGAGATGGTCATCGATGAAGCCGACGCCCTCGCCATCGCCGCCGAGTTGGAGGGGCAGCCATGACCCTTCTCGACGTTCACCACGGATTGATGGCCGCCGGCGCCGTGGTGCAGGCATACACCGGAATTGTGGTGCGGCTCTGGCTGGCCTGCCTTGCCTGGCACATGCTTTTCGGCTCCGGCCTTCAGTGGGGTTGGTTCCGTCGACCCCAGCTTCACGGGAAGCCCGTGATGGCGGTTCGGGTCTCGGTGTCGTTCTTCCCTGAAGCAGGCAGGTTCAGGGGCTTGCCCTTGATTCCAAGGCGTGAGCCCTACGAGTGGATGTGGTGCTGGATGTGGTTCCAGGTCAGGTGGGACTGGATCACGCTTCCCCCGGTGCCGCTGTGCCCCACGTGCGGCCGAAAGATCCGTGGTGCGGGCCGTGATGGCATCTGCTCCCGCTGCTGGGCTGTCACGCCAGCCGGCCGGGAAGACCTCAGGCAGCGAGTTGCTCGCTCTCGTCGGCGAGCTGCAGGGGGGAGCTGAGCAGTTTCCACCGCTTCGCCAGCAGCGGCCGGTGGCCAGCCAGAAAGGCCCGCACCGTGGCCAACGGGATCCCCTTGGCCGCGGCAAAGGCACGCTCCTGCCCCAGGATCACCTCCAGGTTGCCCCGGCAACTAACCACATCTCTCAGCCGCCACCGCGGCGCCTCAAGGTCGTTGGGTTGGTCATCGGCGGAGCGTTTCACCCACCAGATCCAGGTGCCGCCGCTGTTGCCCCTGCTCACCCTGCGCAGCAGGCCCAGGCCGCCAGTTTCGAGAGGCTGCGGTTCAGGCTGGCCCGATCGGTGCCCAGCTGCTCCGCCAGATCGCTCAGGCTGCACCACCACCCGGGCACCAGCTGCTCGAGCTGCACCAGCGTGATCACCAGCTCGGCGCGCAGCTCATAGCGCAGCTTCGCCAGGTAGGCGGGTTGG